AAGTACCGTAACTTGCTGTGTCGCCGTCTCGGGTCAGACCACCGCACCAGATAGTGGTGTTATCCCACCAGTAAGGACGGTTGTACCACGGGTTGTTTGGATAGTGGTCATGGTGGTGGTGATGTTCTTCTCGAATGACAACAGGCGGTGGGGGCGTGGGCTTGACCTTCTCAGTGAAGATACGAACTCCGATTACGCCGACATTGCGCTCCGAGCCATCTTCCTTGGAAGCAGCATAGGAACCGCCTTTGTAGTCGAACAGGAACTTCGCAACCTTTTCGTTGGAAACACGGAAGCCATCAGCCTTGAGAGAGCCGTAGCCGTTGATGACATAGCCGTTGCCGTTTTCTTCGGCGGGCTTACCATTGAGGATGTCAAGACCGTCCACGGAGCAGACCGCAAGAATGCGTTGCCATGTGTCGTTTTTGATTTCGATGGAATACTCAGAACCTTTTTTGGCTTCTACGAAGAGTTTTCCGTTGTGGTTGTATTGCTTGCAACGGGAACCGTTGACAAGTACATTGACTTGGTAGGACATACTATTTACCTTTCGTTAGTTTTTGGTTTACTAAGACTTGGCCACTCATACCGTGGATTTCGTCTTACTGCACCCATAAATAGCATAATGGAATGAAGATGTCAAACATTTTCCGATATAAAAAGTATGAAGGATGACCCCCGATACCTAAAGAACCGTGAAAAACGGATACAGCAAGTGAAAGCATGGGCGGCACAAAACGGAGACCGCATTCGAGCCAATAAGCGTAAACACGCAAGGCGAAGAGCATTCTGGAAGCTTGTTCATGGTACAAATTGGAGGTTTGAAGATAAATTGACTCCTTTCGATTTATGGAAGGTTGCCCACAGGCAAAAACTCGTTTGTGCTCTTACAGGAGAGAAACTAACCCGAGACACTATTTCAGTTGACCATATCATTCCACGGTCAAAAGGAGGAAAAAATGTACCATCTAACATCAGATTAACGACCCGAGATGTAAATTGGTTCCGCCGAACCATGACTGACGACGAACTATTGAAGATGTGTCGCAGAGTAGTAAATCACATGGAAAAACGATGACTTATTATATTTTTGAGCGCAGTTATTATAAGTTGCTACCCCCATTTTTATACGTTACACTCCGCACGTAAAATACAGGAAGAATTATGGAACCACAATCAGGTGAGGTAAATAACCTCAAGAAATTCGGCACTCCCTTTCAGGCGAAGTGTCTGGCTGCAATGCTTTCAGACCGAGCGTTTTTGGAACGTATCATTGACATCGTGTCCCCCGACTACTTTGAGACCGATGCCCACAAATGGGTCGTGAAATTTGTCTCTACTTATTTTCCAGCATACCGAGACATACCAACAATGTCCGTGTTTGCATGTGAAATCATGCGGATACAAGACCCGCTGATGCAAATCGCCGTTCGAGAACAAATCAAATCTGCATACAATGAAGTCTCGACGGCAAAGGACTTGCCTTACATCAAGGAGCAGTTCTTGGCATTTTGTCGCAATCAGAAATTGAAGAATGCCATTTGGGCATCTCAAGTCATGTTGAAAGAAGGTGACTATGATGGAATATGGCACGCCATCAACGAAGCTTCTAAGGCAGGTATAGAGCGTGATTTAGGGCACGAATACCTTACCGAAATGGAGCAGCGTATGTCGGCAATGGCTCGTGAGGTTGTAAAGACGAATTGGCCCATGATTGACATACTCATGGATGGTGGGCTTGGCAAGGGGGAACTTGGGTTCATCGTGGCCCCCGCTGGTTCTGGCAAGTCGTGGCTGTTGGCTCGTATTGGTGCCGAGGCAATGAAGCAGGGCAAGAATGTCATGCATTTCACGATGGAGTTGAACGAGAAATATGTTGGCCTCCGATATGATGCCATCTTCTCGGGAATAGCATTTCAAGATGTCCGAAAGAATCAGCCTATCATTAAGCAGAAGCTTGATGAAATCAAGAGTAAAGGCTGTGGCAAACTATTCATCAAATACTTTCCCACTAAAACTGCTTCTGCGGCAACCCTCAAAATGCATATTGATAGGTTGCAACTAATCACCGGGGTCAAAATTGACCTTGTGGTTGTTGACTATGCGGACCTTCTCCGTCCGTTTATGCAGGAGCGGAACTCGAACAGCTATAGCGAAGCCGGAAATGTATATGAAGAACTTCGCAGTATGCTGGGTGAACTTCAAGTGCCGGGATGGACTGCTTCTCAAGCCAACCGTGGTGTTCACGAGGAAGAAATCATTGAAGCTATGGGAGTGGCGGATAGCTATCGCAAGATTATGACGGGTGACTTCATCTTGTCCCTTTCACGTAAGAAGGAAGACAAGGAGCAGGGCACTGGTCGCATTTACGTGATGAAGAACCGCTTTGGTCCAGATGGTATGTGGTATCCGTGTTCCTTCGATGCTTCGATGGGCAAGGTTGAAATCTACGAGAAGAACTCTGTCGAGGGTGCCGAGATTATGGCTAAGGTGAAAAGTGCCGAGGAGCGAATGAAGGACATGTTCGGGAAACGCTTTAATCAGATTCAAAAAGAGAAAGACGGTCAATCCTGACAGTAAGTATCACGAAGTAAAGTCGAATGCGTGTATCGCAGGAAATTTTCCCGTGAAGTTACGTATTAGAATTATCTACTTATACCCATCCGCAAAAAGTTAAAGAAGAAAAGATATGGAAACCGCAACGAAGTTCGACGACGTAAAGAAAGTCACCACCGAAGAATATTTTCAAAACAACCAGTTCGCAATAGACGCCTTCAAGAAGAAGTACGCACTTACGTCTGATGAATCGTACGCACAGGCAGTTAAAAGAGTCTGTGATTTTGTAGCCTCAGTTGAATCCACCCAAGAACTTCGAGAATATTGGAGTGCTCGGTGGTTCGACGAAATATACAACGATTGGTGGCATCCCTCGGGCGGAATCATGCAAGGTGCTGGCTCAAATCGTAAGATTTCTTTGGCGAACTGTACTACCGTATCCCTTGGTGCCAAACGAGAAGATGAAGAGTGGGACAGCCTTGAATCTATCATCAAGAATGCTGCCTATACCATTGCAAAATGTGCCGCTTATCGTCAGGGATTAGGAATTGACTTCTCTCGCCTTCGCCCAAATGGCTGCAAAGTTCTCAATTCGGCCAATCAAAGCACGGGTGCAGTCCATTGGATGGAATTCGAGGACAAAATTGGCTACTTTGTAGGTCAAAAGGGCCGCATTCCTGCTATGTTGTTCTCTATCTCATGTGAGCACCCCGACGTGGAAGAGTTCATTCAGGTCAAGTCAGATTATACCAAGATTCAGAATGCAAATATTAGTGTTCAATGCACTGAGAAGTTCTACAAAGCCGTGGAAGCCGATGAAGATTGGGAACTTACCTTCACTGTGCCTGCCATTAAGAAGGGTGACAAGATTTACGTGGACGTGCATAGTATTGACATGCATACCACGAAGGAAAAGGATACTGGTCGCTACTACCGCCTTGCCACACATGACCGTAAGAAGGAAGTTTTTTCCAAGATAGTCAAGGCCCGCAAGTTGATGGAACTGATTGCCAAGAACATGCATCAAAATGCAGAACCCGGCATTCAGAACATTGACATTGCCCGTAAGTATAGCAACAGTGATGCTTTGTACGACGAGAAGGATGAGTATGACTCTCGTATTCTATCTACCAACGCTTGTTCCGAACAATACCTCTCCCGAGAGTCGCTATGCGTCCTAGCGTCAATCAACTGCGGTAAGTTCTCGGCCAAGCAGGAAATCTTCATGGGCCAGTTGGAGAAGGTTAGTCATTCCATAAACCGATTTCTCGACAATGTTAACGAATGTGAGTTGGTGAACCAGACATTTGCTACGCCTCACCAAGAGTTAGCTATTCGTAAATTGCGTCGTACTGGTGCTGGTGTAACGAACATTGCTGCATGGCTCTTCAAGAAGGGTCTTCCTTACGGCTCGAAAGAGGGTAACGAGGCCATTGAAGAGTTCGTAAAATGGTATAACTATTGGCTGTACATCAGCACTGAGGAACTTGGACTTGAGAAGGGCGACTTTGGTCTGTTTAACAAGGAAAAGTGGCGTGAAGCACCGTTTGTATCTCGCATCATGAAACTGTCGGAGCAATTGAATGCCGAATTCAAGGTTCCTCTACTCAAGGGCACACATGCACGCAATGTCACCGTCAGTTCTATTGCTCCCACGGGCACTCTGTCTTTGATGTTCCGTGATTTTGTGCTTTCTTACGGCATCGAACCCGCCTTTTTCATGTACTTCTGGAAGCGTACCCGTATGACTGGGAAATACGAGTACTACTTCTGTGTCCCCCGTGTAATTCGTGATGCTTTCGCCGAAGCGGGCATTCCTATTCCAATGGCCTCGGATACGATTAAGGATACGTGGGATGGCAAGATTGGGGCACCAATTGCAAAGTTCATTGAAGAGCATCGTCACAAATTCAAATTCAAAGAATCCACCGATGTAACTGCTATGGACAAGCTTGAGTTGATGTCCAAGGTGATGAAGTGGATTGACAGTTCCATCTCGGTAACTTACATGCTTCCTATTGGCTCGACGTGGAAAGAAGTGTATGCTTTCATCCTCGAAGCCCACAGGAAGGAAGTCAAATCCATCGCCGCCTTCCCAGACAAGAAGATGTACGGTATTGTTTCCAACATGCCATTCAAGACCTTGGCATTCAAACTCAAGGATGAGAATGTAGTCATTGGGCACCAGAACTTCTCCGACGACGAACTCACGGAGTTGAATCTGTCTCGTGAAAACATTCAGACAAAGACAAACGAGTATCCCAAGCGTCTCCCATCCATTGACGCTGATATTCATGTTGTTTCTGTCAAAGGCGAGAAGTTCGTCATCGTGGTCGGCATCCAGAACAACCAACCCTATGAAATCTTTGGCGGGCACATCAATGGGTTTAGCTTCAAGTTCACCCAGAAGAAGGGTAAGATTACCAAAGTCAAGAAGGGACAGTATGCCCTTGAGATTGATGACATCTGTATTGATGACTTCTCAAAGCAATTTACCCCCACCGAGCAAATCCTCTTTCGTATGGCGTCTATGGCCATGAGGCATGGCGTTCCACCCCAATTTGTTGTGGAACAACTACAAAAGGCACAGAATGATATTACATCAATGGCTGCGGCAGCGGCCCGGGTGCTCAAGAAGTATATCAAAGACGGCACCCACATCAATGGTAGGAAGTGCCCTTCCTGTGGCAAAGAGCTAATTTATATGGATGGATGTTGTTCCTGTCCTGCTTGCGGCTGGTCACAGTGTAGTTAGTTGAGTATTTTTATACTCATTTGCGTATTACTGCCTATATTTATAAGCAGCAGACAACAGGAGGGCAACTCCTATGGAGAAAACTATCACTATGCCAGAACAACATGAATCCCATCTCGAACCCCGTGTAGCGAGACTTGAGACCGGACTTGAAACCCTGACTCGTAATGTCAGTGAAATGGCTGTTTCTATCCGTGAAAACGCCAACGCAACCAATCAGAAGATTGATGGCCTTATTGTTGCTGTCACTAACGCCCAAGCCCCAAGGATGACTGACTGGTCTTTGTTCTTATCTATTGGATTTTTCATTCTTGCCCTCGGGTCCGCAGTATTCTGGCCTCTCAACAAGACGGCCCAAGATAATAAGGATGCCATTGGGGCTGTCCAGCAGAAGTTTGAGTCTCATTTGACGTTGCCCGCTCACCCACTTGCTCAAGCTAAGATTGATGCATTAACAAAAGAGGTTGAGGTCAACCGAGCAGAAATGGCAAAGCGAGACGAACAATTGGATACCAAAATCCAGAGGGAAACTCAACTCATGACGGATTTGCTTAGTGCAAGACTTGAAGGTCTTGACAAGCGACTTCAAGTGGAAATGGGGTTGAAGAACGAGATTATTTCTGCCAAACTTCAATGTATGACTGCGGGGGCAGCGGTACATGAACATGCTGATGAACTGGAACGTAAGATTGCCGAGGCTGAACTGCGGGTAATCAAAGAAAAGAATGACCTCTATATTGAAAAGCTTTTCGGGCGTGTAGTTACTCTTGAACAAGAGAGAACAAAGGTTGCGGACAATGAGCACGCTGAACTTATGCAATGGCGTCAGAAGGCAATGGGGTTGAGTGCTCCTGATGCATATGTTCCATTGGTTCAACGAGGGGGCGTAGTTGAACCAAAGAAGTAAGGCGTTTTCCACGGGAACAGTGATATTTATAAAGTAGCCATGAATTCCATCAAATTTCAAAACATGATTCGTCGTGCTCTAGTCGAAGAGATAGAGAAACGCAATTCCGTTGACGATGCGGAAGCCCCTAGCTCCACCGGAGAAGATACTACTTACTACAAGCGTGTCCCCGAAGTAGTTCATGGTGAGGACTATAAGGACCGAATCATGCCTCACAAGCGGGACAGCAATACCAAAGACGAGATTCTGGACCACATTACCAAAGCAGTCAAGCCTATTGACCCAAGCATTGTGGTTGTGTGGGATGACCATGATGACATCTCTGTCTCGGCCCGTGACATGTTCAGGGTCCGCATCATTCCCCGCTGGGAAAACTCCTATAACATCGAAGCCTTCGTTCGCAATGAAGACCGTGTGTATGTTACAGGTCAAGATTTGAAACAGGTTGTGGAGTTCCTTAAGATTAACCTTAAGAACGCCATGACGCATACCCAAAAAGCATACGATAAGTCCAAAGCGAATGGCGACATGCGAAACGATAAGACGCCCGCACCGGACAAAGGAATGCCCCAAAAGGACAAGCCGAAGACATTGCCGCTTACCAACGAAAAACCTTCCGAGACGAAGAACAAAGAGAAAAACTACACTGAAAAGCAAGTCAAGACAGAATCAGACCTTCCCGAAAAGCCGATGAAAGATGCTACAAAGTTCGAACGACAACTCGACCGCAAATCTCGTAGTGCAATGGCACTCCGCAAGGAAAAGATGAACTATCCCCCACGTAACCCCAACACGAAGTTGATGGTTAAGCCGAGCAAGCACGAAACCAGCAAACTGTAATTCCATTCACCATTTCAAAAATTGAGGGAGCCGTTTTGGCTCCCTTTTTCGTTTGACATGGGATTTCGTTTATGGTAAGCTTGGGCCAATGCAAGACTCAGAAGTTGATGATATTCTGAGGGACTGTGTGTCTCTCAAGCCCAAAGAACTGATAATTTCGGACCTCAAATGGAAGTACCTTGTACGTGCCATTATCCGGTCCAAGAACATCATGGTTATCGGCCCCTCGGGGTGTGCCAAAACAATGGCGGCACGTTGCGTGTCCGAAGCCCTCAAACGTCCCTTTGAGAAGTTCAATGTTGGGTCCACCCAAGACGCCCGAGCAACCCTCATTGGGAATACCACCTACCGAAAGGACACGGGAACTGTATTCCATCAATCGGCATTCGTCAAGGCGATTACAACCCCCAAGACTGTCGTTCTGTTGGACGAACTTACCCGTGGCACCCACGATGCTTGGAACATCCTGATGACGGTCACTGACCCGACCCAGCGGTATTTGCGGTTGGACGAAGATGCTACAAGTGCGATAGTCACTGTGGCCGAGGAAGTTAGCTTCGTGGCGACTGCCAACATCGGCAACGAATTCACCGCAACCAAGGTGCTGGACCGAGCCATTTCCCGCCGCTTTCCCGTGAAGCTTGAAATGTCCTTGCTGTCGGCAAGCGAATTGAAGTCCCTCTTTAGCATTCTTTTCCATTCAAGGACTGACGAGGAAATTAAGCTGATGAAGACCCTTGCTTCTATCTCGGATGACTTGGTTGCTCAGTGCAAAATGGATGACCCCAAGATTTCCATCGCAATCCCTCCTGCTAACATGGTGGAAATGGCTGAATTGGTGATGGATGGGTTCAAACTCGAAGAAATCGCCGAAGCCGCTATTTATCCAGAGTACCCCGATGAAGGGGGTGCCGATTCGGAACGCTGTTTTGTTAAAAGCATACTTCAAAAATACTTTCCGACAGATACCAAATCCCCGATAAATGACCCCCTGAAAAATAAGAAAAAGGCATCGTTTTAGCAGATTGCCAACCTATTTATATGAAGTGATAGGAGACATCTATGAAAACGAAAAAATGTGGCATTTACGAGATACGAAACAAAACCAATGGGCATTTTTATATCGGCAGTTCGTCAGATATAGAGCGGAGATTTTATATTCATCATTATCTTCTCCAAACTGGAAATCATCACAATGCCCATTTACAACGAGCGTGGAAAAAATACGGAGAAAGTGTTTTTGAGTTTAATGTCCTTCAACTTGTCCCGAAAGAGAGTTGTATATCTGAGGAGCAAAGATTACTGGATGAGCATTTTGGAAAGCGATATTTTTACAATGTGGATAAATATGCTAAGTTAAATGATGACTTGGCAAACCAAAAGCGAAGTGCCTCATTAACTGGACAAAAGCGTTCGACCGAAACATGCCAACGAATGTCGGTCGCTCAAAAAACCCGAAAGATTACCCAAAAAATGTTGGATGGGTGGAAAAAGTCGGGCAATGCTTTGATGCAGTATAGAGCAGACCATAAGGAAGAGTTTGAAAAACGCCGGTTGGCTGCGTGCGTTGGACGTAAGCAACCCGAGCATTTTAGGATAGTAATGTCAGAGAAAATGCGTGGTCGGGTTATTACCGAGGAATGGAGACAGCGTATAAGTGATGCTCAAAAGGGCATTCCTAAAAAACCACGGACCAAAGAGCATCAGGAAAAACTTAACGCTGCTAACCGAGGACTGAAACGCAGTGATAAAACCAAGGAAAAACTCAGACAATCCTTGAAAAAGTACTATTCTGACCCAGAACATAGAAAGCAGAATAGTGAGCGGGTGAAATTGTATTACAAAAATAATCTTGTGACCCCCATTACCTCCGTTAAAAACTATTCTTATGCAAACCTATCGTAACGATAAAAAACAGGAGTTGGCTTATATCAGAGGACTGATTGCCGAAGCGAATGGTTTGGATGGAGAAGCGAGCGACTATTTTGGATATGCAAGAGGTAATCTTTCTTGGTATTATGATGGTCGTCTTGGTAATGACTCGTGGCTATCGTTGCTGGAGAAGCAAAATATAGATTACGAAATAGATAAGTCAAAAGACGAGTTGGAAGTCGCTTTGGGAGAGAAAGCAAAGAGAGACCGAGCAGAACGGATTAGACGTGAAGCAGAAAAGAAAATATACGAAACAGAAAAAGAAAGATATTACAAAGATAAAGCGTGCCTCTCATTAGAAAATTGCGATGTATTGTATAGGCGACTAATGAATAAAATTCCTAACCCCGATTGTGATATAATCATAGATTTGCTGATGTTGATGGCAAAAATGAAGGAGAAGGAGCCAGATAAAATACTATGTTTATCTTATGACTTGTTGAAGAGGGTGGTGGAAGGAATGTCCGATAAAAATAGAAATGAGATAATCATTGCTTTGTTGCGTTTGGCGCATGACGAAATGAAAATAGACATTATTGATTTGGTGAAACTCGTGGCTGAAAGAGAAACTCCCCACGGAGTATTTAATGAGATGTTGGAAGACCTAACTCCTAAACCAAAACAAAGTTTATGGGGTAGAATATTTGTATGAATTTTGGGAGTAAATCCATTTCACCAAGTAATTGTGACTTCTGGCTGGATACCGAGAGGTATGCAAACTTCATTGAAGAAGGGTTGGACCCTAAGAACAAGTCCCTTGTCTTTAGCATTGATATGGTGCGGCTTGCTTCCATTCGGTCAGCCGTGGCAAACTTCGTCCGCATCCTCACCCGCAAGGTCATCCCCGTCTATTTCTGCAACTCACCCGACAGTTTTAACTATGCGGGCAAGTCCATCTATATCTCGGCAAAGATAACCTCCAAGCGAGACTTTGATGTTGCTGTTGGACTTGCCCTCCACGAGGCGGGGCATACTCTACTGACTGACTTTGATATAGTCAAACATGCTTACCAGAATGTACCCCGCAACATCTACAAGCTGTCGGACTCCAAGAACATTCGGCGGGCTTCTATGGAAAAGTTCATGCATGGAATGTGGAACGTAATTGAGGACCGTTACATTGATACTTATGTCTTCAACGAGGCTCCCGGGTATCGGGGATACTACGCTGCTATGTACGAGGAAATGTGGAACTCAGTGGAGATAGACATGAAGCTAATGAGCGACGATTGCCGTTATCCAAGTCTCAAGTCCTACGACTTTCGCATTACCAATTTCACCAACGAGCATACGGACCTTCTCGCCCTGCCTCGGCTTGAAGATATAGCTCGCATCATTGACATAAGCCACATAGACCGACTGACCACGACGAAAGACCGCATAGAGACTGCGTTCGAGGTAACAGAGGTCGTATTGGATTGTATAGACAAGCAGGAGAAGCTTGAAGCCAGCGGTGCTGGTAGTGGCGGTAAGTCCCAGAGACAGCAGCAAGGGTTGGCTGACCCACGGGACTATTTCGATTTCGGGGATGGGGAAACTCAAGCCAACGATGGGGATGAAAAGACGCCCGAAGGCAAGGGCAAGAAAGATGGCTTTGGTTCCGACGAAGAAGAGACAAAGGACGTTGGAACTGAGATGATAAAGGAAATCTCTGATGTCATCAGCGGACGAGACCCCCACCCCGAAAAGCTTAAGGATAACGAAAAGGCAGTCAATCAAACTTCCGATATGCCAGTGGATAGGAAAGACGCTCGTGAGATTGACGCCCTCATGGAGAAGCAACGCAAGTTCATGCAGGGCGATATTACGAAGGAAGCGGTGACTGATTATCAAAAGGCACTCCTAGACCTGATTGAGAAACATGGCATTATTATAGTCCAAGTGGATGTACCTATGGTAGTGGCAGGAAACAATACGTGCTTCAAGGTGGATTGCGTGGTGGTCCATAAGATGTCCAAAGAACTCGTCCTGTCGGGCAATGGCGTGTTTCCGATGGCGGGGGCTATGCAGATGGGCAAAGACACCCCGGAACCCCCCAGTGACGTTGCTGAGGCGGTTAAAAAGGGCATCCTATTGGGCACCAAACTCGGCAGGAAGCTGCAAATACGTATGGAAGTCAACCCCATCAAGGAACTTCGTAAAAAGGCTGGTAAAATCAACAAACGTCAACTCCACGAGGCGGCATGGGATGCTGAGGACATTTTCCATAAGATACTCATTGAAGAGCGTACCGGAGCGAATCTGCATATCACGGTGGACGCAAGTAGCTCAATGGGTGGTCCGAAATGGTACAAGACCATGACCGCTGTGGTAGCCATATGCAAGGCGGCGAGCATGATTGACAATATCCATGTCACTGTATCTTTCCGCACAACCCAATCGTCAGGTGGAGTTATGCTACCGTATGTTGTATTGGCATATGACTCTAAGGTGGATAAGTTTAACAAAGTCAGGACTCTATTCCCATATCTGGTTCCCGCTGGCTGCACTCCCGAAGGATTGGCGTTTGGTGCTACCATGAGTCTGTTTGAAGGTATTACTCCTGACGAAGAAGACCGCTATTTCCTTAACCTCTCCGATGGTGAGCCTTGTTTTCACATGGTTGCGCCCGACACGGGGTTAGGACTATCCTACAGTGGCGAGACAGGTGCCGAGCACACCAAGACCCAAGTGGATAAGATTCGTCGCCTCGGGGTGGAGATTCTGAGTTATTACATCGAAGAGGATTACCTATGGGGAGACCCGAACGTTCAGGCATCGCAGAAGCAGAAGCAGAAGTCCAAGGATGACCCGAGGATGGTATGGTTTCGGAAGATGTATGGTCGGAATGCGAAATTTATCCGTGTTAATGAAATAACTGATTTAGCAAAAACACTAAACGAATTATTTCTGACGAAAAGAGGAAGTCAATGATATGTATTGTATGAACGCATAGGAGAAAGGATACTATACATATGACATTAGGAGACCACGGAAATTTTTATCAGTTGATGTTTAGCATAGAAACGATTAGTTATTTCGTTTATACTATAGAGTTGGATGGAAAGGTAATTTATGTGGGTCAAACCAAAGATATATTTGGGCGGCTTCGGCAGTACAAATGTGTATTTCTAAAGAGAAAGTGCCATAACCCTAAACTCCAAGAGTTGTTTGATTCTGGCGACCTCCAACGGGCCACGTTTGACATTGTAGCAATGTCAGCAACACGTCGGGAAATTCTTAAGATAGAGAATGACTTTATCGGGGAGCATCGAGACACTTGTCTTAACAAGTATGATACATTCTCCGAGTCAACAAGAAAAAAAATATCAACCGCCGCCAGAAAGATGTGGACGGACCCTAAAACAAGAAAAAATATTATAAGTGGTCTTTCCAAGAAACATACTCTTACTTCCCCCGAGGGAATAATTTACGAATTCTCAAATTCTTATGAGACAAAAGTGTTTTTAGAAAAGATGGGACGCCATCTTCATAAAAATGACCGAAAGCGAATCGGGTATCAAATGCTTGAAAGTTGTGGAGAAAACAAAGGATGGAAGATGACTATAGATGGGAAGCGACCACCGTCCAAATGGTCTCGGGGAATTCTCAAAACTCCTAATGGAGAAGAAATCCCTATAAATGGAAAGTGGGAACTTGTAAATCTCAATCGAGAAAAACGGCTCCGTATGAACGTAAATCGTTTAATGAGACGGGGGGAATGGCGGGGGTTTACGTTTATTTCAGACGTAGATAAAAATAAGGCTTGACATATTATATCTGTCATGATAATATGGCTACAATCCCGAGAACATCTAGTTAAACCATATGAAACAAAAGAAGAATAAGACAAATCAAGTTGTAACATGGCCCACTGCTACGTTATTCACCATCAAGGAACTTCATCGTCTCAATCCGAAATTCGTTGAGATTACACTTCGGGTGAGGTTGGGTAAGGCGATTACAGAGACGCAGACGGTTGCCGAGATTGGGTCCATCCCCGGTGAGAAGGGTCGTCCGCAGAAAGTGTTCTCCATGACCCCAGTGACAAAGCTGACATTGGAAAAGGCCAGAGCCGAGCACATCAATCTCGTGGACAATGCGGAAAGGTTGGTTCGAGTGGCGACGGTTGCTCCGTTGACTGAGCATTATATTATTTCCGACCCATCGGGTCTCGTCAAATTCAATGTATCCCCGCTGGGGCATCCTCAGTCCCACACCGATTAACATCGTGATGCCGTGTATTTGGTATGAGCAAAGACCAGATTCTCAAAAAGTTACGACCTAAAGTCTATCAGATATACGGCATCTTCAATTTTAGAACCAAGGAACTGATATACGTCAGTCTTGACTACGACGAAGTAGAGCTACAGTTTGAAATGGATGATTATGGCGAAGATGCCGACATTATCTGTTTTACAACACTGGTGCATTAGTATCGGATGAGGTACTTGCCGATGGTTTCGATGGGACCATTGTAGGTTTGAATTCTTCTGAATCCATTTGTGTCCAAAATGTAAGAGTAAATCAGTACCTTCGTTGTCTTGGGAACATTCATGAGTTCATCCAGCTTTTTGACATGCCCGATAACTATTGTCTTTCCTCCCCATATTATAGGTATATTTAAGTCTTTGTCGAAGAAGACGAGAGTATTGAGGTTCATGTAAAAGAGATGGAACACGGCCCCAGCAATTTTACCCTGTTTTTCTGAGTTTATGACATTTTGGGCTAACATAGGTGGTTATAAATATCTTGATATGAGTCTAAACTCTTTTGACAGACGATGAACGACGGTTGCGCCGAGACCAAATGTAGTTTTCGCTTTTGACTTCAATGCTCCATATCCATATGTCTTATAAGTTTCCAATAGTATATTTTTTGTGATACTATCCACCGGTTTCCATTGTGGATTTTTGTTCCCACTTACTTGGGGACGTTTTGTTCCATGATTTCTTTTTGGAATGCCTTTGAGTTTTCGAGAAGTTTTTAGTTTTGATTCTTCGGTATGTCGGTGACCAGTAAATCCTCCCCCACCTGTGGATAAGAAGCTCATGTTGTATGTTTTATCTGTTTCTACGGAAGCAATGGTGAGGTATGTTTGTTCTTCTATGAGAAGTTTGTCCGGGGAGACTTCCTTTACTATGATAAACTCAAACGCATCTTTTCCATATTTATTCCACGATTTTTGTAAGTGGTCATTATCGTGTCTGTTTGCTCGTAAGTCGTTAATATGTTCATACCATCGTCCGTACATTCCGTCAATGTTGTTGGAACTTCCAACGTAGTATTTGCCGTTGGTTTTATTGACTATTTTGTATATTCCACTTACGCCTGTAATATCGTTTGAGCGATGCCGCCCGTTCCTGTTCGACATGTCTCCAATAGCTGGACATTCTATATTTTCGGTTTCGTTCATCCAGTTCCTCCTTTGTTCTATAAACTCGTTTTCTTCCCATACCAATAAGTATTACCCTAAAATAGATTATTACGAAAAATCTTACGAAATCTTTTCTGTTAAAAAAAGTTGCTTGATGTTTTGTGGTGTGATAGACTATTTACAATGAGAGACAATACTTTTTCTAAGGAGAATAGACGTGGGCAAAACGTACCGCAGAGATAAGCCGTTCCGTCCGAAGGCGCACGGGCGGGTGTTCAATAAGGACCATCAACCGTGGAAGAAGCCGAAGAAGCAGTCCAAAGAGGACGAGAGAGCGCCCGCCTCTGAGGACATAACACAGACAAA